ATGGAAGGATGCAAGTGAAGTCGGGGAACCTCACCTATAGCAACTCTTTGTTCTTCAAGATATTGGTCACTCCTAAGTACCGGAACACATATACCTACAAGTTCACTGGGCCAAGGCTTGGCACTGGTGGAGCTTTGATTGGAGAGGAGGAGCTTGTTAGCGGAGCCTTCAAGTTCCCAGTCATGGCTCGTAACACAGAAGTCAATGTGGAGCTTCACAACGACTCCCCCTTCCCCTGTGCGCTTCTAAGCATGGACTGGGAGAGCTGGTATCAGACCAGAAATCAACGGCTCTGATGATTCAGTACAAAAGCGGCTCTATCCGGAAAGCTGTCCCTTCTGATGCATTCAAACTAGCTGCTCACCTTAGGACGGAAGACCTGATCGAGATCCGTAGCGTCCATAAGGACAGAGCCCCTTACAAGTCACTGCTTGATGGGATCTTCTACTCAGGGGAGGACTGCTGGACAATTGTAGGGCTGGACGAGGAGCCCATAGCTATCTTCGGAGCTGTCCCTATGGCTGAAAACACAGCCTCCATCTGGCTTCTAGGGAGCGGCAGGATTAAGAACATCCAGAGAGAGTTCCTCCGTCACTCCCGAAGCTGGGTAGATAAGCTTAACGAAAAGTACCCCATTCTGACCAATTTTATCTACGCTGAGAATCACGTTCATGTTCACTGGTTGAGGTGGCTTGGCTTTAAGTTCATTAGAAAGATTGACAAATACGGTAACTTTGGGCTTCCGTTTTACGAATTTATCAGAGTAAAAATATAACATATGTGCGAACCAGCCTCCATCATTGCAGTCACTTCTTTGGCTATCGGTGCTGCGTCCTCTGCGTACTCATACTACCAAAGCAACCAGCAAGCGAATCAAGCTGCGTCACTGGCTCAACAGACATACGACCTTGAGAGACGGCAGCAGATTGAGATCTACAACTCTCAGGTAAAGCAGCAACAGCTTGAATATGATCGTCAGGCATCTGACGCTTCTCTCCAGTACCAGAGGGCAATGCAGCAGCGGAATGCTCAGGTTGATGCTCAGAACGCTCAGTACCAGCAGCTCTCCCGTCAATCTCAAGCGGCTTCCTCCACCTCCCTTGCTCGTGCTGCTGAAGCTGGAGTAGGGGGACTCAGTGTGGATGCATTGATGTCCGATTATTGGAGGCAGGAGCTGGATTCCCGTCTTGCTCTGGACACAGAGAGGAATGCAATCGATATGCAAGCCTCCAACAATTTCTACGACTACAAGACTGGGCAGGATCGCAACAGGACGGATTTCGTCACCGGAAGCAAGAACCAGTATGCCACCTACAAATACGGCATCGAGTCTGGCAACCTTGGCCTCTCCAACCAGATGCTGAAGATCAACGATGCTCGTACCTCCACGACACAGCTTGGTCTGAACCTTGGCTCCAGCTTGGTCACATCTGCTGACACCTACTATAGGCTGAAGCAGCCCTCCCCAACTGCAAGTCGGCTCCCTAGCAAATCAACTGCTAAGCTTGGATAACATTTATGGCAACAGGCATACCCTCATCCTCCTTCACTCCTCGTAAAGAAGTCCAAGAACTTGGAGGGCTCACGATCAAGGGGGACGCTCCTAGCGTGGGGATCAACAGCTTCTCCAGAGGGATCAACGTCACACCACAGCAAGCTGTACAATTTGGGGCTCCTTACGTCTCCACTCAGCAGACTGCAAACTTCATTAACAGTCTAGGTCAGTTCAATGATGCCATCAGAGGCTTTGGCATGTCATATAGCAAGTACGATGCTGAGCAGAACAAGATGCAAGGCGAGACTGATGCCTTGGGGAATCCGGATCAGGCTAGGGAAATATTCAAGAAAGGACTGGATCAAGCTGTGAAGGACGGGCTATTCCCATCCAATTCACATCCTGTCTACAGGATGAACTTCATGGAGACAGCGGCTCAGGCTCAGACGCTGAGAGACCTCCCTGATGTCTTGGAGAAGAGCAAGTTTGACCTTGCTGACCCGAACAACACCTCTCCCATTGGGCAGACGCTAACAGAAAAGACAGAGGAGTACATCCAAGGTGCTTACGCCAACAATCCACTGGCTGCTAATGCCGCAAGGAAACAAGCACAGGCTCTAATCCAATCCAAGCAGACTGAGATATCAGGACTAAGAGAGACGCAATTTAGACAGGCTTCCATTCAGGCTGTGGATCAGAAAGGAGCTGGAATTGTTAGTGGTGTGGTAGACGCTCAGCGGAAAGGGGATGAGGACTCTGTTCCTGTCTATGTCCAACAGTTCCAGTCTAATTACGATGAGATGTATAGAAGCGGAGTTCCTAACCCTGCTGTTCGTGCTTGGGAGCAAGTCAAGTCGGGTATCATGCTTAAAGTTCGTAACGGAGAGATGACTTCAGATGAAGCAAGAAGCTCTGTGGATGCCCTAGCAAGCCAAGTCAAATCAGGTACTGGTATGTGGGCTGACATCGCTGAGGTTAAACAAGGAATGGCAGAGCTAGATCACACGCTTACAGTCATGGATGACGCAAAAGTGTCTAAGAACCATACTAAAGCCAAATACAGGGACGAGACTGCGACTAACGTAGCTCAGGATGTATTTTCAGAAGCTCAGCGTACTGGAGCCCCTATTACAGACGGCATGATTGAACAGGCTGCTCAGTCTCTTAGTAAAGCTGATCCAAGCATCACACTTCTTAGGGCTCGTAGACTCGCACAGGACTCTGCACGGGCTGTGATTTCTGCCGCTGCTACAGCTAAAAGCGACCCCTCTATTCTTGCTTCAACTCAGGATCTGGTTAAGAACAACCCTAAAGAAGCCATCCTTGAGATTGAATCAAGGGTAAAATCTGGGATTCTCACTCCGGATGACGGAATGAAGCTCAAGGAGGAAGCCAAGAAGAACAGCAATGTTCAGCTTCTCATTGATGATGCAGGATCTAAAGAGCTTCGTTCCTCTGTCTCTTCGGAGATCAAAGGCTTGTTTCAAGGCCCAATGTCTACTGCGGCTCTCGATCCTAACTCAGCTGCAAATCTGGCATTTCTTCAAGCTAATGCTGACAAGGTCTATAGTGATGCAGCCCAGAGCGAGGCAGAGCAGCTCATAGGAGACCCCTCTAGTCTAAAGCTGAGGGAAACCAACCCTGCCGCTTTCAATTCCAAGCTACGAGAGGGACTTAACAAAGCAAAGCAACAAGCTATCTTGTTTGCTTCTCAGGCTAAGAAGGGACTAACTGAGAACGCTGGTACAGTAAAAGATGAGTCGTTTGGTCAGTGGGCTCCTGCGGTGGCTACTACCAGAGCGACGATGGAGTCTGTAGCTAAGAAAGGGGGATCCCCTGACACCTACGACAAGCTTTACCTAGCCAGTATCCCAACCCAGATGAGGGACATTGCACAGTCCTACCGCTACGGGAATGAGACTCAGAAGAAACAAGCTGGTGCTGCCTACGGAGCCCTTCTCAAGATGGGAGGGTACAGCCCTGATATTGTGATCAGTGGAAAGACTCCTGACGGTGTTGTAATCAACGCCAAAGAGATGGACAAGGATCACGATCTCTTCTTCCAGAACCGTCAGCAGTGGGATGATGCTGTAAACGAGTACAACAAGGCTCTCCAGCAGCCCGATCAGGCAAAGCTAGATAACACCAAAATGTCTAAGATGTTCAAGACCCTTGGGATCAATGATGAAGACCTCCAGAATGCCTTCTTGCTTCGACAGAGCTATCTGATAAAACAACGTGCTATTCCGTCTATTGACGATATTATCAAAAATCCAAATCTACCCTAAATGTCTGATAATCCTGTTCTCCCTTCCCTCAACATCAATATAAACCCTGCTGATGGGGAAGGAGCCGTATTAACAATGCCGTCAGAGCCTCAGCCTGAGGCACAAGTAGCGGAAACCCCAAGTGCTGAAGTTCCTGCCCCAGTACAAGAAGCTCCGGTAGTTGAAGCTCCGGTAGTGGAACCTACAGCTCCGGTTGCACCTAGAAAACCTATTGGTGATCTAGATTCAATGGCAGCTCAGTACGAGCAGATGCTCTCCGCTAAAAATGCTATGGAGACTCCAGCGGCTCAGCCAAAGATGGGCCTAGCTGAGGCAGTGGCTTCTAGTGCTGCTGAAAGTGTTCTCCCATCTACAGCTGGATTTTATGGAGCGATGAAGTCAGCTACTTTTGGAGCCAACCTCCCGCTTCCTCCTGTTGGAAAAGGTGCAGCAGCAGTTAGTCTAGGACTTGCAGGAGCGTTTGGCATGTCTTGGGTAACTGAGCAGGCTCAGCAGTTGGCTATCGACCACCTCCTCCCTAAAACATGGGGAGAGGCTATCAACGAAGAAAAGAAACAGGCTCAGAAAGACCAACCTATAGGCTCGATGGTTGGACAAGCCCTTCCTCAGGCAGCTCTTATGCGTCCAAGCATCGGGACGTTGAAGAATGCCGCTTCTGCTGCCAAGATGTTAATGACTGACAGCAGCGGAGCTATTAAGTACTTTTCAACTGCTACGGGTAGTAAAGCTTTTCAGGATCTTATAAATGTTTCCTTTGGTGCTGGAACTCAGCTTGCAGTAGAGGCTGGTCAGCAAGCCATGAGTGGGCAGTATGACCTGACTAAGCTTGCCTCTGCTGTTCTTATTGGCGCAGCTCTGCACAAAGAGACGGCTCTGGGTAAGAAAATTGCTGGAGCCGCTCCAACGATCACCAACAAGTTTGTTAAGGAAGATCCTAAGCCTCCTACTCCAGAAGAAGTAGCTGCTGCCGCTGCTACTAGCTCTCCTGAAGAGATGGCTGCTAAACTAGAAGCTGCTGCTATTGAAAAAGAGAGGGCTGATTCTCTTACTAAAGCCGACTTGGATTCTATTGCCGCTCTGAACGAGAATAGTGATAAGATTGATGCTAAGCTCAAAAAAGCCAAAGATCCTGAGAAGATAGCGGAATTAAAAGCCCAGCAGGAGGAGCTAACAGCACAGATCCAAGGAGTCTATGACGCTGCACTAGCTAAATATCGTCAGCCTGAATTTCAATTCCCAGCTTACAATGAAAAAGGGCAGGGAGAGTTTGGATTTATGGGTGGAGAGGGAGAAGTAATCCCTGATGCAGCCCAGCCCACACCTCCCCCAAAGACTTTAGCCTTTGACGAAAGTGGTCAGGCAAGATTTGAATTCTTCGGTGATCTGGTAGAGGCTCCTAAGGCTGAAGTTGACACTGCTGCTCCTGTTAGGGATTCGGCTCCTGTTGCAGAAAATCCTGCTCAGACCCAGATGGACTTCTCCCCACTCGCTTCCAGCGTCAATGAGAACAAGATCAAGGCTACCTTCCAAGGAGAGACCGGATTCCTCACCCTGAGTGATGATGGATCTACCCTGCTACTTCGTAAGCCTCGTTCCAAGACCATGTTTGAGGTAGGCCCAGCTGGTGAGGGAGGAAACAAGCCTCTCAATCAGTTTGAAGGGCTGGAGATCGTTGGGCAAAAGGAAAAGGGCAAAGCTGCTACTCCCGCTGAAACTTCCGCTGCTGTTATTGAGCAAGAGAACCCACAGCCTAAGGCTAAGCTGGAAGAGTGGGCAGATAAGACGCTCAGTGATTTTGTTACCCAGTCCAAAAAAATGGGAATCACTCCTAACTATCGTGGCCCAAATGCTGGTGCGGTTATCGGAGCAGCTGCTGTAAAGGGAGCTTACTTTATTGCCCGTGGATCAAAGCAGTTTGGTGTCTGGGCTGGTAAGATGATTGCTGAGTTTGGAGAAGGCATCCGTCCCCACCTTGCTGATATCTGGTCTAAGTCTCAAGAGATTCACGCTAACCCAGCTATGGGTGCAAAGGTGCTGGATGATACAGTTGCTGCTAATCCAACTCCTAATACCGATCCAGTTGCCAAGAGCCAGCTCGATGCTGTTGTGGATAACTACATCAACGGAGACGCTACTTCCCTCGTAGATGCTGCTAACGCTGCTGGGGTGATCAACCTCAACACCTTTGATCCTAGAGCCGATAGCACCAAGCTTGTGGCTTCTGTTGCCAATGTCCTTGAGGAACGCTTTGCTGCTGTGAAGGGGGATGTCCGTGGGATGGAAGTTAAAGCTACTGAAGCTGGGGAGTGGCTCAAGTCCAACGGGATGGGGGATGTACTCACCTCCCTCCTCAATGAATCCAAAGTAGACGGGGCTAAGCCTGACGCAAAGATCATGGCTTACCAGCTCCTCCTAGCCAACGCTAATGACAGGCTGAAGATGGCTATTGATAACCGACTGGTTCTGGGGACTGCTGAGGCTGACGCTGCTGCTGAGGCTGCTTATGCCCACTACCTCAAGGTCTCTATGGCTTACAAAGGAGTAGGCTCTGATGCTGGACGTACCCTGAATGCTCTCAAACAAAGCAAGCAGTGGCTGGACACGGTGGCATTTGCGGTCAACGGAGAGAAGCCTATTGAAGCTCTTAACAAGGTTCCTCTGACGTTTGGACAGAAAGCAGTGGGAGCCCTTGGTGAGATGATGGTCAACTCCGTTCTTGGGTATAAATCCGTAGGAGCTAACACGATTGGGGGAGCTATCCGCTCTGTGATTGACCCTGTTGAGATTGCTATCGGTGGGCTCCTCTCCGGTAACTCCGCTGTCTCTAGGGCTGGGGGAAAGATGCTTTTGTGGCATTACCAGAACGCTTCAGCAGCTTTCCGTTCCGCTCTGGTAGCTTTCAAGTCCCTTGAGCCTCAGATTACTCCCTACAGTAAGATTGATGAAGCTCGTGGAGGCACAGCTAAGAATCCAAACCAGTATGGTAATGCGGTGGACGGAGTCCGATCCCGTGGGTTCCTAACCTCAGAGACTTGGGGACTCGACCCTAAAACCAACCCAATCACAGCTCCCCTGCTGGATGCTGTCGGGGAGGTCTATCGTTTCTCCCAGCGTATGATGGTGACTGGTGACGAGTATTTCAAAGCTGCAAACGCTTTTGCTATGGGCAATGCCAAGTTCTATGTTGAAGGATGGGACAAGGGACTTCGTGGAGCTGACCTAGACAAGTACATCAGCACCAACATGAACACCTTGATTGACAGGAACGGGAAGCTTTACAGCAAGGAGAACGTGATCAAGCGTATCGCTGAGGAAGTGCGTAAAGAAGGGCTTACTGGTAATGAGGCTATCCAAGAGGTTCTGCTACGCTCTAAGTCTGAATTTGATGCCAACACCGGAGAAGTAGCTAAGTCTGTCAGGGAGTTTGCTGAGGCTGTATCTTTCCAAGAGGAGATTCCTAAGACGGACATGGACGGAAGCCCTACTCTTAGCAACAGCTTCTACCAGTTCTTTTCCAAGCACCCCCTGTTCCGTCTTGGCTCAGGAATGCTCTTTATTAAGACCCCCATCAACATCTTCAGGTGGACTGGTCAGCATCTCAACGGCCCTGCCATCATGGTTGGAGAGGGTCTCAAGTCTGTTACCGGAAAGGGTTTCCCTCTGGTTGAGCGTATGTACCTCCAGCATCAAAAGGATTTGGCTTCCGGTGATCCTTTCAAGGTTGCTCAGGCCAAGGGGAGACAGGCTGTAGGGGCTGCTCTTATCGGTACTGGCTCCTATCTAGCCATGAACGGAATGCTTACTGGAGCTGGGCCTACAAACAGGGAGGCAAAGAAAGCAATGCTTTCGACTGGGTGGATTCCCTACTCCCTCAAGATCAACAAGAACACCCCCCTTGGGGAGATGATCCAAAACGTGGCTGGTGGTGTGGATAGTCAGGATGCTGATAACTACTACATCGAGTTCAGGAGAATGGATCCTATTGGGTCTCACTTGCAGCTCTTTGCGGACTTCAACGACATCATGAAGAGTTCCCACCTAGAGGCTGACAGTACAGCTCAAGAGGGGCTAAGAGCTGCCTTTGGTGCTGCTTCGCTTTCAGTCGGGAATCTGGTTCAGGAGAAGTCGTTCCTCACCAACATCAAACAGGCTATGGATCTCCTCAACCTGAGCGGAAGTGACCCATCCACTACCTTCCAACGGTGGAATAAGTACATTGGAAAACGTGCTGCCAATACCCTGATCCCTTCTGTTATCTCTCAGCCTCTCACTGCTGAAGACTCCCAGATCCATGAGGTCAACAATTTTGTCCAAGCCGTGGCTGCTAGGATCAACGGAGCCTTCGGAACCTACGCTCCTGTCCAACGCAACGTGATCGGTGAGCCTATCGATAGGGCCATCACTGGCATCGCTGCTCTAGACATCGTCAACCCTATCCTCCTTTCTGAGACCAAGAACGATCCTGTCATGGCTGAGCTTTCAAGCCTACTGCATGGATGGGCTCCTGCTCAACGGTTCCACAGCCCAAGAGGGGACAATGAAGTGTGGGACATGAAGGACTTCACCAATGCCAAAGGGCAAGATGCCTATGATAGGTATCAAGAGCTTATTGGAGAAGTATCAGTAAACGGGGTAACCCTGCGCCAACAGCTTTCCAAGCTCATCTCTAGCAAGGCTTACAAGTCTCTCCCCGCTCAACAAGACGTTCTTGCTGGTCAGCAGTCCGGAAGAGTTGATCTTATCAACAGGACAATGGGAGTCTATAAGCGTATGGCTCTTGATCAGATTAAGGATGAGTACCCTGACTTTGCTAAGGCAGTAAAAACCCAGCAAGTGAAGGCTCTTGTGTCAAAGACTCAGGATGCACCTACCGCAAAAAAGACACTAAACTCAGCGATGGTTAAAAATATCCTTGAGTTTGGTAAACCCACCAAATAGCAACTTTATATGGCAATCTCCTCCCAATCATACACCGGAAACGGCTCTCTTACTTCTTTCGCTATCCCTTTTGACTGGATCTCAGCGGCAGACGTAGTTGTGACGGTCGGTGGTGGTACAATGGTTAACGGAACCCACTACACTATTGTTGCACAGAACGTGGTCTTCACTCTGCCTCCAGCTATCGGACTTGAGGTGAAGATCTCCCGTTCTTCCAACATCACCTCCAGAAACGTGGACTTTGTGAACGGCTCCCGTTTGGACGAGAGTGACCTAGACAGCAGTGCCAAGCAGCTCTTCTACCTCATTCAAGAGGTAAAGGATCAGGCTGACTACCTTCAGACTCAGATTCAGGTTGCAGCGTCAGGAGCGATTGCCAACGATGCCGTCACTAATCCAAAAATCCTGAACGGCTCTGTTTCCCCTGCCAAGCTCTCAACTGGGGCTCCTTCTTGGAACAGTGCTGGGACGGTCACCGCTACGGCTTTTTCTGGGCCACTCACTGGAAGCGTTAATGGAAGCGTCACAGGAAATGTCCTTGGCAACGTAACGGGCAACGTAACTGGCAACGTGAGCGGCTCCTCTGGCTCCTGCACGGGGAACTCCGTCACTGCTACAAGGTTTGCTTCTGCTCCTGCATTTAGTGCGTATGCCACAGGTGGGCAATCACTTTCAGCCACTGCTCAGACTACTGTCTGGATCAACACTGAAGAATTTGATACCAATAACGCATTTGACACGACATCATATCGATTTCAGCCAGCAACGGCAGGGTACTATCAAATAAACGGGGCTGTAACTCTAACTACTTCAGTAGCTGGTTTTGCTGCAATCTGGAAAAACGGAGCATCTTACAAAATGGGCAATTCTACTACTGGCTTTGGTAAGGATGTGACATCTCTTGTGTACTTGAATGGGAGTACCGATTACGTCGAGCTGATCATAGTTCCTACAACAGCTGCTTCGACAAACGGTGGCGCAGTTGCAGGGAGTGGAACCTACTTAAACGGTGTCCTAGTCAAGCCAGTGTAACAGGTCATGGGCAACATTGACGAAATCTCCCACACTATCGGTCGCCTTGAGTCCAAGGTAGACCATCTGATCACTTCTCACGACACCATTGCTGAGAAGTTGGAAAGGAATAGTGAGCGGTTGAAGGAGATTGAAGGCTACAAAAACTACTTCATGGGAGTTGTTGCAGTCGTGTCAGTGATCTTCACCTTTATTTTTGACTTCGTTAAACACCGTATATTTGGAGGAGCCTAATTATGAGCAACAGATCTAAAGCCGACATCCTAGAAGAACTCTCAGTTAAACTGGCTGAAGACCTTCTCTCCCGTATTGAATCAGGAGAGGCAACCCCTGCGGATCTTGGGGTGGCTAGGGCTCTGCTCAAAGACAACAACATCATCGTTAACGTGGAGAGTGACCACCCTGCCGTGAAGCTGGGTGTTGTACTGCCATTTGGTGATAAGAAAGTAGCGCAAGGATGAGCAAGTCCGGTAGAGTCTACTCATCCTACGACAAGAAGTATCAGGCTCGTCCTGAACAAGTCCGCAAGCGTGTCTTGAGGAACAAAGCTAGACGGGAGATGCTCCGTATCCACGGAAAAGCTGCTCTCAAGGGAAAGGACGTTGACCACAAGAAAGCTTTGTCGAAAGGTGGGACTGGAGCTAGGAGTAACCTGAGGATTCGGTCAGCCAGTTCCAATCGAGCGGACAAGAGCTACTAGTACGGTCTGATACACCCACCATTATGAGGCATTAGTGAGTCATAAAATGCACGATACACATTGGAGGTGTAGTGTGCTTCTTATTGGGTTTTTATTGAATGCGCTCTAGACCACTTGAATTATAGCAATCTTACAGATATTATAAAAAACTTATAAACCATCAAAGGTCACTATAAGTTCCCTATAATGAATAGTATTGATTGTGCGCTACTTCTTGGCAATAAACGCCTTATACTTATCTAGAATAGTAACTCTAGCCGTTCTCTAGCCGTTCTTACAACCAATTTCGTGACGCTACGAAAAAGGTCGGAGGAGGATCAGGTCGCTACTACTCCCGACTAGGCCAGCACAAAGCTACCCGCCAGTTTCGCCCCTCATTGCCTCCCCCGACTATAATGCCCATTGGAGTCCTTACGGCGTGTCCTTTGGGCAGGGGTTCACCGAAGATTCCCCCGAAGTTTTCACCGAAGGAATAACTGCTGGCGGCTGTTTCCAGCCCTACTGGTATCCCAGCCATCGGATATTTCCAATGCAACCAGCAATGATTCCGATTGAGTTATCAAGGATTCCTTGACAACTGGCAAGAAAATCCCCCTCTCAGTTGAAAAACATCACAAACAACCAAGAGGGGGATCCCATAAGCACCACAAGCACTTTAGGTAAGAGTATGTCTCCTCGTCAATACTTTTTACCAACTAGGAATCCAGCTTTTTGGTTGAGCTTTGTGTCCAAACACATTCCCGATAAAGCTCTCCAGATCCTTGTCAAACATTGCATCTCTTTCAGCCTCTAGAGCCCTGTCAACGTCCATTCCCATCTTTTCAGTCCAGAACCCAACAGCAATGGCAAGAGCATCCAGTCTGTCATCCTGAGCCAAAGCCCCTCGATCTTTGGTGATGCGGGACATCTGGTAAAAGAGCTGATACCTCAGGGCTTGTTCAGGAGGGAGATGCTGGGTGGATCGATAATCTTTCTCAATCACCTTCTGGTCAACAATCAGCCTGTGCTGGTTCATGACAGGCTCAAGCACATCGATGATCCGAAGCTCCTTCTGCTTGCTGTGCTTCACCTCCTCCACAGTGCAGGGGTAAACCTTCCCAAGGACGGGCTTGAGGAGCTGAGCGAACATACCTCCACCGTAGTTTTCCTCGATGATGATCTGCTGGACTCCATGAAACTTTGCAGTTTCGGCAAGCTTTTGTAGAGTGTCCGGTGTGTACCCACTGTTATAACCACCTGATGCACAAAGGAAGAGCATCCCGTGGAGGTACTTCACCACAGCAAAAGCAGTCTCATCCCTCCCCCTACCGGAAGGGTCGATGGACATGATGACCCCCTCGTAGGGTATCCACATGTCACTGGAAACCATCATGGGCCTATAGAACCTGTCCCCACTCATCCCTACACAGGGCAGCTCACCGATCCGTTGCTCAGGCCCAGAAGCCCACACAACCTTCTGAGGCCCATCTGTAGGGTTCAGAGGCATCACCACAAGGTCAGAAAGCTTGAGAGGATACCTGTCCATGTCCGAAAGGGTGGTATCCAACTGAAACTGAAGCTGAAACCCAGACCTACCATAAGAAGCCTCACGCTCTAACAGGTCGGTATCAGTAAACCTTTTCGGATCTGTGGAGTGTCCAATGGCATCAGGATCCCTCTCCAATCGCTCTAGGATGACCGGAGAGAGTCTTTCCCCATATCCCCCTAGCTTTTCCCGTTCCGGATACCTAGCAGGCCAAATACGGCAAATATAGCCCCTTTCCTGTAGCTTGTTGTAGAGACTCTCCTCGCACTGGGGAGTTCCAAGGTAAATAATCTTCCCATCAGGTTTAAGAATAGCCTCAAACTCCTTCACACTCTCCGAAACCTTGTCCCTCATGCTCTGGGTCATGGAGTTGTTGGCACTTTCAACGTCATCCGCAATGATGAAGTCAGCTCGACTCCCCGTAAGCATCCCAGTGATACCCACACTCTTCACACTGGGAGAGTGAGAAGCAGTAGCTGGGCCTACATCAAACGCTATCTTGGAATTCCTCTGGTCATCCGTGGGTTTCAGGTGCTGAAGGACTGGCATCTCGTTGATCAACCTCAGGGTAAAGGTTGAAAAGTCATCAGCCCTAGCCTTGGAAGCAGATACCACAAGGAACTTATGATCCGGATTAAGCAAAAGCTGGTGACAGACAAAGGCTGAGGTGATGAAAGACTTACCTACTCCTCGAAAAGCCTCGATAATAGCCCTTCTAGGAGAGTTCTGGAGGTACTCAGCAATGTCGTACTGGATAGGAGTAGGATCAGGAAGGTTGATGGACTTCCAAACAAGGTAAAGGAAGTTCCTAAAATCGACTAACTGGGGATCTACTACAAACTTGGAGGAAGAGGTCTTGGCTGTGCTTTTTCTGGAAGGCATTTGCTGGGTATATATAAGTATATTGTCTTGGTGTGACAAGAGGAATAAAGGTTCCTAGCCAAAGGCTGCTTCTCTTTATCAACCTTGTGTTTTCAAGACAATTTGCTTTAGATGACCTAAAGCCCGAAGGGCTATTTATGACCAATTATAAGAGAGAGATAAAGAATCTTAAAGAAAGTGCTTGACTGGTTTTTGACCAAGAGTACAATCCGAGCGTAAGCGAGGTAAGAGTATATCTACTCTATTATTTCTTATTATTATTATAAATTGAAATTGGTTCTTGAAGAAGTTGGTTCTAGGTACTTCTTGTAAAGAACTCCTTGAAAATTGATCTTCAAAGGTAATTAAATTATTATAGATGGAATAGAATTCCTTGGTACTTGGCTCTAGCTTCTCTTCTATCAAGGTAGAATTTAAGGATTAAAGATACCAAAACACAGGTGTAAGATGTAGCTTACATTGATCAATTATATATAATAAAGACTATATAAACTAATCACTTTAATTGATATATAATAAGTAAGGGACTTAAAGGAAGATGTGTAGCCTCCTTTGTTTTACCTTTCTTGTTTTACCTTGTGTGTACTTCTGTCTTGACTTAATGGACACCTTTTCAATTCACTTTTCTCCATGCAAATCCGTCTTGAGATCACTCCAGATAACCAGCCTGAGAAGACCGTCAAAGAGGTCAAGAGGTTGGATAAGAGCCTATTCTCAGGAGACTCTAGGATCGACACCTCAAAGTACTGGGTGTGGGTGGTGAGAGTTGGAGGTAAAGCTGTGGGCTACGGAGCAATGAGAGGGTGTGAGGCAAGTGTGAACAAGGGGCTTGCGTTACTCACAAGGGCTGGAGTCATCCCTGCATGGAGAGGCATGGGTATCCAAAAGAAACTCATAAGACTCAGGACAAGGAAGGCAAAGAATCTGGGGTACAAGACGGCTATCGCTTATGTCATGGGGATGAATTGTGCTTCTAGTAATGCTCTCATCGGGTGTGGGTTTAGGTTATATGAACCAGCGAATCTGTATGCTGGAGAGAAAGCGGTGTACTTACGAAAGCATCTCTAACTGGTGGTCGTTTTGAAATTTGGTAGAAAAATCTGAGAGGGCTGATCGCATGATGTCGGCGGGCTTTCCCCCCTTGGCCCCTAACGTTTTCTAATTGTTTCAATTCTGGCGCACTTAATTTATAATTAACGTGCTTTTACAGTCATATTAGCAAGAGAATGAGAGGAAAAACCGGAGGATGTGACAACCGGAAAGAGGGAGGCAACAGATAGTGAATCTGTTTGCCCTGCCCCACCGGAGGGAAGCACCGGACACCGGACGGCCTGAGGGGAAACATTAGCTGGTAAGGTGAACCGCTCCCCTTTCGTGTTTCCTCCCGTAAATCGTTTTTTGCCTCAGCCACACCACCGGAAGCACACCACCGGAAGCACCCTTTACAGTCACACCATGAACACCGGATGCCTGGACAAAAGATTTTTTCTTTTTTTCCGTTGACTCATGAAAAAAATCCTATAGGGTGAGCAGTGACAGGAAACACCACCACCAAAAACACCACACCAAAAACACCATGAAAAATACGACCACAGTAATTAGCGAGAAATGCGTACAGGACATCATCGAGACCCTGACCCTTTCGGGAGTTGAAATGGAACTAAGGATGGCCGCAAAATTTGAGACATCACCAGAATATGTGGCAGAGCTGCAGGAAGCTAAGCGGCGGATGACTCCAAGGCTTCACGAGCTGTCGGAGGTGATCGGTTCACGGCTTCTCCCGAAGGGATTCTAATCAATTAAGGGAAGGTTCCATCCCTTCCCCTTTCACACCAAAAAAACACACACCATGACCACCACACACACCACCATGTCACCGGAAACCTATTACCTCGGTTCTGGCCCCATGATTGATGCTCCCTCCATCGTCGAGTATTGCCGATCCGGTTTCCGCTCTGCGACCACAAAAAAGGAAAGGCAATGTTTCGTTGCTGTCCTAAGTAGCTGGGCTGTACCCGCTCATGTTGCCCTAGCCTTAGCCTCCGGAGCCGTGGACTACTTCATAGAGACCCGTGAAGGAGGGCTCCGGACTGTTGTCGTCACTGCGTAATCCTCACCACCAAAAAACACACCACCACACACCATGAAAAAAATCATCGTCACAATCCTTAGCCTTCTAGTCATTCAAGCATTCGTCACGTTCATTATCTTCTGCCTAGCCTTTTAGTCGTCAGCCAAACACACACCAAACACACACACCAAACACACACACCATGAACACCACACACACCACCACCATGTCCACCCTATCACCTAGCGAACACACGTTGCCTTTGTCAGCCCTGACCTCTTCTCGTTATGAGGAGAAGACCACCGGAAAGTTTCAACCTATCAGCACACGGCTTGCAGTTGATCACCTACGGGATGAAGGCTGGGAAGTTTTCAAGACTAGCGAAGCAAAGACCCGCTTTCCTGATCGTCGGCCCTTTGTAAAACATCAAATCCAATTGACGCACCCCGACATCAAACCAGTAAACGGCTTACAGCCTTTGGTCTACCTACAGAATGCCAACGATGGCACAAGTTCATTCTCTCTGTTTGCGGGTATTTTTCGGTTCATTTGCTCCAACGGTTTAGTTGTTGGATCATCTTTTATTTCGGCACGAGTTCGACACATTGGAGACATGTCCACTATTCGGGAAGAATTACAGTCAGGAGCATTTAAGGTTTCAAGCCAGTTTCCTAGCATCATGGAGAAGGTCAGCCTCATGACGGAAAAAGCTATTTCACCGGAAGAGAGGTTTGCTTTTAGCTCCTTAGCATTCCAATTGCGTTACCCTTCCCGCTCACCCCTTGGCATGGCAACCGGACACACGATCAGGCGAGTAGAAGACGAAGGACAAGACCTTTGGACACACTACAACCGGACGCAGGAAGACTTGATCACCGGAGGATTCCACGCAGGTGGGCGTAGGCGTGCCCGTGGTATCCGGTCACTTACCAAAAGCACAGTCATTAATCGCCAGCTGTGGGCATTAGCTGAAAAGACTCTTTCAGGTGATATTGTCCAGACTTGGGAAGAGGCAAAGAAGACACCAGCCCTTGCACTGCTCTAAAAATTAAACCGGAGGGGAGGGGATTGATACCCCTTCCCTTCGCTCCAAAAAACACACACCAAAAACACACACACCAAAAACACACACACACACCATGAAGCTTCTATCAATTGGCTCAGATTCTAAAACCGCAAAAGGGGAAAAATATGGATACCTTACAGGCATTTTATATCTCGCCCCATCGGACGTATCAGGAGTACTCAACACGTGCCCTTATGCTTCTAAAGGTTGTCGACTTGCTTGTCTTTACAGTGCGGGTCGTGGGGCTTTTTCCAACGTCCAGAAGGCGAGGATTGAAAAAACAAGGTGGTTTCATAAAGATCGTGACGGTTTCATGGCACAGCTCCACCTCGACATTCTGGCTCTGAAGAAAAGGGCTAAAAAGGAGGGAAAAATCCCGTGTGTCCGGTTGAACGGGACAAGTGACATCCCGTGGGAAGACGTCAGGCTTGAATTCGGCACTGCAAACATCATGACTCTCCATAAGGATGTACAGTTTTACGACTACACGAAGAATGCCCGCAGGATGAGGGATTCAATCCCCGTTGCAGGAGTAAAAAGCTATTTCCCGACCAATTATCACCTTACCTTTTCCCGCTCGGAAAATAACC